ATAGCAAGTTCGGTTACTGGATTTCTTTCAAGTGGGCTAGATAAACTAAAATCATTAGGTTTATCGGCATTAGTTCAAGCAGGATTGCCGGCTGTAGCGGCTGCAAAATTAAATTCTGCAATTTCAGGATTAAGCTCAAGTTTTGTTAAGATTGTTACTCCTCAAGTAGGCGTAAATACTACAGACCGATCACAAATAAATGATCAAACTAAAGCGTTATTAGGAAATGTTCCCGCACCAAACTTAACAGGAACGGTTTCGGATTCAGCTACTGCTGCATTGAATACAATAGAGGAAAAAAATAATAAAATAAATGCTGTGATAAAACAAATCGATGACCTAATTATTGAGAGAGATAACGTTGAGATCAATTTTAATTTGCTTCAGAGGCAATATAGAGACTTAGCAAATTCTAGTCCACAGGGAGATCCAAGAGTAGCTAGTGCTAGAAAGACTGCTGAAAATTCTTTAGAAGAAGTTGAGTCTTTAAATAAAAAAATATTAGCTTTAAGAAAGCAGCAGTATGCATTACAAGGAATAACTAGACCTATTAATACTGGCAATCCTGAACGTGATCAGACTAGAGAACTACTAAGCGGTACTGCTTCAGTACTTACCACACTTAGAAATAATTTATAAGAGTAAGGAGCAATAAATTATGCCATCATACATTGGATTCAGTACAATTGGAGCAAATCAACCAAAAACCACTAATGCCGTCAATGGTACTGATGGGGGTGTAGGTGGAATTGTCAGACCTGTTAACACAGGTAAAAAATATACTCTAGTAGACGTTCCTCTTGTAATTCAAGATTTTATCAATGCATTAAATATAACACAAGGACAAAAAGTAGGTCAACCTGCATATGGCACGACTATTTGGTCTTTTGTATTTGAGCCAAATACGGCTGATGTTCAGTTTCAACTAGAAAATGAAATCAGAAGAGTTGCTAGTCTAGATCCTAGACTAATTTTAAATACGGTAGCTGCTTTCCCACAAGAGCTTGGTATTTTAATAGAACTAGAAATAGCTATTGCCCCTTTTAATAATCCATTGGTATTGAGTGTATTTTTTGACTCTAATACTAGTAGAGCGACTATTCAGTAATTTACTTAAAAACCATGGTTTACAGGTTTGATAAATACTTAAAAGAGAAAACGTATGGCAACCAGCAGCAGACAATCGGCCTTATTTGGTGTTAATGATTGGAAATCTATATACCAAACCTTTAGAGAAGCAGATTTTCGGTCTTATGATTATGAAACACTACGCAAGAGTTTTGTAGATTACCTACGTACCTATTATCCTGAGACATTTAATGATTATATAGAAAGCAGTGAATTTATAGCATTACTAGACGTTATGGCTTTTATGGGCCAAGGTCTGGCTTTCCGAAATGATTTAAATACTAGAGAAAATTTCATTGATACTGCTGAACGCAGAGATTCAGTAGTCAAGCTTGCTAACTTAGTAAGCTATACACCTAAAAGAAATTTAGCTGCACAAGGGTTTTTAAAGATAACAAGTATTAACACTACTGAAAATATCACTGATTTGAATGGTGTTAACTTAGGTAATTTAACTATACTTTGGAATGACCCAGCTAACCCAAATTGGTTAGAGCAGTACAATACAATTGTCAATTCTACCCTAATTAACACGCAAAAAGTTGGCCGTCCGGGTAATACCGCAGACTTATTAGGTATTACTACTAGCGAATATGCTATAAATATTCCTCAAGGAACTTTACCAATAGCACCATTTTCTTCTACAGTAAATGGTTTAACTATGAATTTTGAACTTGTTAGTGTAACAAGTTTAGATGAAGATTATTTGTATGAAATTCCACCTGCTCCAACAGGTAGATTCAACATGTTATATAGAAACGATAAATTGGGATATGGTAGTCCAAATACAGGTTATTTTTTCTATTTTAAACAAGGTATTTTACAAAATTACGATTTTACACTACAGCAACAAATTTCAAATCAAGTAGTCAACATTGACATTCAAGGTGTTAATAATACAGATACTTGGTTATATCAAATAAGTGCAGCTAATGGCGGACTAAGTCCATGGGTTAAAGTTGAAAATGTATATGCTAATGCATACCTACAAACAGCTTCTAGTGAGAAAAGAATCTTTTCGGTAGGATCAGGTTTTAATGACGTAGTTAACTACAATTTTGGTGATGGAATATTCTCAGCCATACCAGTTGGTAATTTCAGAGCATATGTTCGTTCTTCTAATGGATTGACATATACCATTGATCCTTCAGAAATGCAGGGTATAACTGTTGCATTTTCTTATTTAAGTAGATTGAACAGAATTGAAACTCTAACCATTGGTTTACAATTACCAACTCCTGTTTCTAATGCTCAGTCTAGAGAGACTTTACCACAAATCAAACTACGTGCTCCTACTCGCTACTATACACAGAATCGTATGGTAAACGGGGAAGATTATAATAACTTTCCTTATACTCTATACAGTTCTATAATTAAAAGTAAAGCGATTAATAGAAGTTCAATTGGTGTTTCTAAAAATTTAGATTTATTAGATCCAACAGGAAAATACAGTAGTTTAAATTCTTTCGCTAGTGATGGTGGATTATATTTAGATGATGCAGATGGTAATTTGATTCTTACTGTGAATGATACTAGTAACATCATTACTTTTTTAACGGACACTTTGGCATCTGAATTATTATTAAATAAAACAACTCAATATTATCTACAAAATTATACTAGATACAATGTAAATACATCTACTGGCGATGGCACAGTATATTGGCAAACTAGTACAGTTGATGCTAATTCTTTAACTGGTTATTATTATAATATTATTAATGGTACTAATGCACCTATTCCAGTTGGATCTTTTTCAGGATACAATGTAAAGTATATAACACCCGGTGCTCTAGTTAAATTTGTTGCACCATCAGGTTATTACTTTGATTCAAATAATAGATTGGTATCGGGCATTGCTGGCCCGTCTAATGCAACTTATTTTTGGACTAGTGTTTTAAATGTAATTGGAGATGGATTTAATCAAGGTGATGGATCTTTCTCAAACGGAACAGGCCCTGTCGCATTAAATGGTTATGTCCCAACAGGCGCCATTTTAACTCAAGTGATTCCAGCTTTTAGTAATACATTTAGTAATGAAATTATTCAAGAATGTATTATCAGAATAGAATTACAGCAAAGCTTTTCTCTAGTGTTTAATAATGGGTTGACTATTGTTGAAGACAGATGGTCTATTGCTGATTATAATGATCCTAGCTACTTTATCAATTTTTTAAGTTTAGGTAATAATAGATACTCAGTATCTTATAAATCTTTAATATATTATTTTGGTAGTGTATATGATACCAGATTTTCTTTTGAAAGAGATAAACTAGTTTATGACCCATTTACTGGTAAAATTCTACAAGATTTTATAAATGTTTTAGCTACTAATACACAACCTAATTCAAATTATCCGTTAGCTTCAAATGTTCAAGTAAATATTGTGGGTCAAACAGTGTTAGCTGATGGATATATAGATGATTATGAAGTTCAGGTATCTGCAACTGATGTTAATAACAGACTTATTATTACTGATCCTGATTTCTTTAATACAGTAACAGGTTATGTAACAGGTGCTCAGAATTTTGGTATATACGCTTTCTTTGAACTTGTTCAAGATCCAATAAATTTAGCTAGATATCAACTTATTACTACAACAGATGTTGTTTATCAATATCCTACGATGAATTCAATTGAAGTTATTAAGTATGATTATCCATTAGGTCAAATATTTTACGCTTATACAGATAATCTATTTTATACTACTGTTCAGAGTACTACAGTAACTACCCCGTACTATACTTTAGTAGCACAACCTCAGTATTCAATGAAGCCGGGTCGTCAAGGATTACAATTCCAATATAGACACAATTCTAATAATACAACTAGAATTGATCCAGCTACCACAAATATTATAGACTTATATGTTGTAACTCAAGCTTACTATACAGCATATACTAATTATATAGTAGACACTACTAATACTATACCTGAGCCTGATAGACCAACTATCAATGAGTTAAGTCAAGCATATGGTCAAGTAAATGATTATAAGATGATTAGTGATTCTGTTATTTTAAACAGTGTTATTTTTCAACCCTTGTTTGGACCAAAAGCACCAGCACAGTTAAGGGCAACTATTAAAGTAATTAAAACTTCTAATACTAATGCTAGCGACAGTGAAATTCGTAGCGCAGTGTTAACCACAATGAATAATTATTTTAATATAAATAATTGGAATTTCG